GCGAAATCCCTGAACATCGTTTTTACTTCGTCTTTTGTTGCGTAGCTCATACTTGTTTCTCCAGCTCTTGAAGCCTATGGAAAATTTCTTTTTGATTTCCTTCCAAGTCGTCAAGTCTCTTTTCCTTGTTCTTAGAATTCGCGATTATTGTTGCCATGTTTATTTTAACGTCGTTTATATCGGAATAGATACCTCTTAAAAAGAAGGCGTTAATGCCCAGCATAACAGTTAAGAACGAGCCCACAATTGTTATTAGCACAGCGGGGTTCATAATGCTACCTTTAACAGAATTTCATTCGTGTCGTTTAAGTCAAGCTTGTCAGTGTCTTTTATAGCAGTTAAGTTAAACCAATTGAGGAAAAGTATTATGAGCTCATTGCATATTATTCTTTTGGCCCCTTTCCCTAGAGGGTTATTTTTTACGATATGTAGAATCTTTGCGGCTAGGCCTAGGATTTGAAAAGCGCCGTAGGAATTACCTTCATAAGCTTGAACAAATACCAAGAAGTCTTTTCTTTCCGCAGCTATTTCAATTATAAATTCTTTCTTAAGCTCATTATGCTGATGAAATTTATCTTCCCTAATTCTTTTTACCCCGCCCGCAAAAGTAGACTCAAAAAATTCTGTTCTACCCGTCTCAGATTCATAAGATAAAGCATAGTGCGAATAATTAGTTTTTTGAAAAATCTTTATTAGTACTGCGAATAAATTGAAAGGGAATTTATTCTTAGTATAGGTTTGGTATATTTTTATCTTCATTATAACGTACCTAAGAATTCTACGATGTCCGCTGTGAATTCAGAAATATCTTCAGAAGTTATTTCAGCCGTAGGGGTAAATTGTGCTAGAACTTCTAAAACTGTAGGCAGAGCTTTCCCGTTCAACAGCGCCGTCACTTCAGCTAAATCAGCCGTTATTTTTTTAACCTGTGTGGTTGTATACGCCCTTTTTAAATTCTTTTTTGCGTAGTCTCTAACTAACTTTTCTGAAAACTTAGTAATCTTTTCTAAGTTTGAATCAATTAGCACATCAGGGTCTGCTTGAATTAACGAGCTGACTGTTGTTGAAAGCCTTAGCGCCTCACTTCCCGTTAAAGGGCTATGAAACTCAATTTCTATTTTGTCAGGCAATTCTGTTTTTATAGTTTTTATATTTGATTTAAAAGTGGGGTCATTTAGAATCATGTTATGTATTGTTTTATGGTTTAACGCTTTTGTATAAGTGTGCAAGCTCATTACTCAACCCTCCATATTTCAAGGTAAGCAGAGAACATAGTTAAAGTATCCGCTATGTTGTCGCAGTGAACTTTTAACTCTATTGTCCTAACTCCCGATACATTTTCCAAATATAAAAAAGAGCCTAGAACAGGTTTATCAAAAATGTTTTTTGTCTCCATCGTTATATCCGTGGGTAGATGCGAAACGCCATTGTCCAAAATATCAAAGTGCGCTGCATCTCCTAGAACATCATCGTAACTCCAAACACAGTTAAAACCAACTCTGTAAGTTCCTAGCGGAAGCGGCGGAGTTACTAAATTTAAGTAAGCTGTGGGCGTAAGAGTAGAATAAGAGGTTTGAATTTCAGATTCAGTAAACTGGTTATTTTGGCCGAAGACTCCAGCCGTAGCATTATAAGTTTTGACCACTCCAAGGTCGTCAATTGTCGAAAGAACTCCCGCGGAGTCAATGAATACCTTATGCCTGTTAGCAGCAGGTGACGCGGGCGCTGAAGCCCTTTCAGGAATGTTAATTGTTCCGTCGCTCATAATATGTAAGCCTCCCCATCAACTTTAAGCTCCCCATCCATGATGGGAGAGTATAGTGGTAAAACCTTATCAGAAGGGATGTCGATGTCCTCTGAAGCTGTAAAAGTTCTGCGCGCGAACAATAGCAAGTCCCAAATGAACCTGCTATTGCGTTTGCCGTTGTTTAAATGTAAGAACTTTCTAAAAATCATACGCTACCTAAAGTTGAACGCAGTCGTCCATATCAGTGTTAGCACTTGTCGCGCTTGTCGCAACGCCTAGAAACTGGTGTAATTTTGTTGCATCAGTTATAGGGGCTAAAGGCGTTTGGATAATCCCACCAGTTACACCTAAGTAAACTCTGGCGCCTAATGTAAGGCCTGAAAGATTGCCGTTTGCTCCTTCAAATAGAACATTTATATTCGCGGGGGCTACTACAGTAGTGTCCACAAAACCATGCGCCGGTCTGTTGTTTGAGTTGTCTGCTTTCCTAACTTTTATAACTCCACCGTCGTCAAAAATATTTACATAATCACCAGAGGTTATATTTTCAAAAGTAGGCGCGTTCAAAACATCTGCGCCAATTCCTACGGGCATGACCGACTGATCGAGTCTTCCCGTCGAATCTAAGGCTACTATATCGCCGTCATTGCCCGCGCCTGCTGATGTCACTACTGCTTGAATAGCTTTTAATTTTCCTGCTACTAATCTTAAAAAACTCTTTGCTGCCATTTCCTAGTCCTTTGTTATAGTTGAATTGGTTCTTTTATATTTATAAAAATAGCCCCAGCTCCTAAACTATGGCCTATTGTTGTGCTAAAATTTGTAGAAGGAGGCGTCTCAGTTATTACGCCATTAGCGCTTAAAAATAAAGGCTCATTCAATGTAAAATTAAACGCAGCGTCTTCATGTTTACCAAAAAGCAAAACGTCAATCTCATCCCCTATATTTCCGGCGGTTAAAGATATGCCTAAAACTTTTGCGTTGACGTATAGATCGTTATCGCTTAGTAAAACATTTGTATTGTCCTGAGCAGTAATAAGTTTAAGAGCTGAGATAGTTTCTCCGCATATTCTTTTGTCCGTTAACCTTGGAACTCCCGCAGCTTCGAAAAAATCAAATTCCCCGCTAAGCGGGTTGAACTTAAAACTCATACAACTGTCACCGTGTCAATATCTTTTTTAGCTGCTGTCAGGTACGTTACTGTTATCGTCCTAACGAGCACAGCGTTTAATTTGTAATCAATTACTTCAGTTTTATTTGTGGGGTAAGAGTATTCAATTAAGTCATAATCGACGCCAAGAACTAAAGCCTCTTCAGACACTTTTAATCGTGACTCTTTTGGCTTTGTTTTCCATGCGTCTATAGCGTCAATTAAACTCATTTACTTCCCCAATATAAAAGACTAATCCTGGCCTTTCTTTTTAGTTTCTTTTTTCGCAGGTGCTTTCTTTGCGGGCTTTCCTGAAGTTAACCAGTAAGAAGGCCCTTCAGACTCAAGTTCTTTGACTTCGTCTTCGTTCAACTCAAACTCTTTAAGCTCATGAGTGATTACGTGCTTACCAAGATTGAACTTACCTGAGTTATGTCCTCTTGCGATCTTTAAAAATACTTTCTTTCCCATGCTAACCTCAAGTTAAAAAGGGCCCGAAGGCCCCTTCAATTATGCGTTTGAAACTTTAATCATTTTCTGCCATAGACCGTAGCCAAACACTTCACGTGAATCAACGCCATAATGGAATTGTTTTCTCATGAAGCCGTTGTCTGATTCACCTTCAAGTGAATTAAACTCTGGAGACTGACGTACCTGTCTAATAAAAGGCTTAAGACCTTCAGCAATGTTCCCAAAATACCAAGTATTCTTTTGAGCTGATGTATCACCTAAGCGACATGAATCAGCTATTGTTGAAATTCTACCTTTCATTCCATTACTTGAACTGTTAATTTGAACAAGAGTGTTTAGCTCTCTAAAAGCAGTTACAAGAGTCGGGTGACAAACGATACCGATCTTAATCTCACCTTCGTAAAAAGGTTCTCCAACATCATCTTTAAAGCATCTCATTTGAGCTTCAGCTAATTCGATGTCTGTTTTAAGAAGGGCTAAAGTTGTTCCACCACCTGCAAGCAAGTTAGTCTGAGTTCCTGAAGCATCTGAGTCTTTGTGGGACGCAGAGAAAAACGGTTGACCATCATAACATAGGTCAGTTGTTCCATTTGCAACAGCTTCAAAGAATAAAGCTCTTGGGTGAATTCTAGCCTTAGAGGCTAAATCGTTAATACGAACTACAACAGCTCCCATACGATCGTCTTTTAAAGAGTTACGATCAACAGACATTGTTGCTTCATAATCTTTGTTCTTAAGAGCATAACTAAAATCGTTAAGAGCTTTTAACTTTCTCTCGTCAACCCATTCAGCCATACTTGGTGATTGACCTAGCCAACCGTACTCTTCATCTCTTCCATCCGAAGATGTTTCCATGATAAAGTCAGAAACCTCTTTAGGGTCTTCACCGTTGTTAAACGCTTTCATGAAAGCAGCTCTTAGGCCTCTTTCAAGTGTTTTTTGTCCTACTACTGTGCTCATTCTAAACTCCCTTACTTAGCAACGCTAGTGTTTTGTTCAACAAGAACAAGAGTCGCAGAAATAACTTCGATGATAACACCGACGGCTACTTCATTTACACCTTGAATTGTTGAAACTAGGTTGTCGTCTGAAGCGTACACTTCTTTCCCAAGGTCCGCTTGAGTTGCAGCAGCAATTGCTATTTCAATTGCGTTTGTTCTCTCGATTCTTACTGACTCATCACCACTCGCTGTTGGAATAGCTGACTCTTCGTAAGCCATACCACCATAAACCGCACCCACAAGAGCAGCAGCTGGAGCAACATAACCGTCAGGTCTAATCATAAGAAGCGCGTTCTTATAAATTTTAGCGCCTGCAACGATTGGGTAAGATTGTAGCTTCCCTTCTTTTTCTGTTCTGTTTAAATTTGCTGTTAAAGCTGTCATTTAATCACCTTCCCTTATTTGTTTCCAGCAATGAACTCTTCATCTGTAAGACCAAGACTTTTAGCAGTCTTCTTTTCGCCTTCTGACAGTTGAATTTCTTTGTCGCCTTCAGTGTTTCCACCTTTAGCTTCAGTGTTCATTTTTTCGTTAAGAGCAAGAACTTCTAAAATCCCCTTACCTTCGTTAAGAGCAACAAGCTGTGAAGCGTTGATCTTATTGTCGTCGAATAGTTTTTGGTTGACTTTTTCTTTTCCTGCCTTTTCAATTTTCTCTTCAAGAACTTTAACCTTGTCGTTTAACTCAACGTTAGCAGCATTGGCAGTTGATAACTCAACGTCCTTTGCATTTAACTTTGTGTTAAGATCAACAACAATGCCATTGTGCTCAGAAAGATCGATACTTGTTTCTTTACTCACAATTTCGTCTCCTTGTGATTCTTTGTTATTAAGCTCAGTTATAGCCTCCATCTTCAGAAAAGGGTAGTTGGTCAAAGCGCCTCCTAAAAGGGTAGGACCAAAATCTTCTCCCGAAAGTGGGTGGGTATAATTGAATCTAAACTCTGGGCTGAAATACCGGTATTCTTTTTCGCTTAAAGCTTGAACCCCTTTTGTATTCCATTGAACCTGACCAAACAACACCTGCTTATCAAAAGATAAGAAGACATCTTTAAACCACCCAAACGCCTCATTTTTTCGGTGGTCTTCGTTGACGGCCAAGTCAACACCTGTTGCATTAGATTTAAAATTATTAGCCATAGACTCTAAATGTTCTTGTGTTATTTTAAGTTTACCATAAGAAGGGTGGTCGCCTTCAGCCACTCTTGCCACTTCTATAATATGCGGAAGGCCTTCATGAAGATTAATCGTACCAAACTTAGAGGAGAGGTTGACTTCTCCCTTATCATTAAACATAACATCTTCAAATACCATAACCGGCATAAGGTCAGCAGCCTTGACAGTGACTCCGCGTCTAAGCACTACTTCTATCTCTGTTTCAAGATCGACTTGAGAAGAAGCAACTACAACAGCGGTAAAGACATCGCCATTGTCAACTATTGATGGGTTCCACTCATAAAGAATCTTTTTAAGGTACTCACGGACTTCAGTCTCTTCTTTAAAAACGGCCTTATCAAATACAACCGTATGAATAATGGCTGATTCAGAAATTTTATTCTCTTCAATAAAGTCGTCAAGGACAACTTCCATTTCAAGGATTTTCTGGTCCTTAATTTGTTCGATTAAAAAACTCATTTGAAAAATCCTTTACCATTACAGGCTGTGCATTCTTTGGTGTCATTTCCATCATCAGTGACTCCCATGCCTCTACATCTTTGGCAAGTTACTAACGAATATATAAAACTTAAAATCTTTTTCATAGCGTTATACTCTTTTTAGCTTCAGCACTTGGTGATAGTGTTGAAACGTCTAATTTCTCAGTGCCTTTAGAAACTTTTAAATTAGCCCTAAGATATGATTTGCAATTGTGGTGAAGGGGAGGAGAGTACCGGAGAGACTCAGCGTCATTGGTATTAAATGTTGTCCCTGCTAACTCTTTACAGATTGCAGCCACGGGCGAAATATTTACAAAAGTAAACGAATGAATCTCGTCCAGCACATCGTCCTCAAAAAAGAAAGTGTCGCGGCCTTCATTCACCATCAACGCTGAGGCGTTGTTTCCTTTCAGGCGGACCTGATTGGAATCTATGAACTTGCCCGCGTCTTCCTCCATTGATTGCTTTATAACATTGGCGTCGGATGATTTTGTTTCAATTGACGAGAAGGAGAAGTCTATTCTCTTCTTTAGGTCGTTAAGAGAATCTGAACTGATTAGATCAGATTGCTTAGCAATCAGTACTTGAATATGAGTTGGTAATTGCGAGAACTCGTTAAGCTTAATCTCTGAGAAGTCGCCGTATTTATCTGTCAGCCGTTTGATGTCAGCGTCTTTAGAGCTCAATTGCACATCACTCTTAGAAGGTATCTCAGTTCTAGCCATCGCTATAGCTTTAGACGCCGTATCCGTTAAGCTTCTCTTTAAATCTTTCTTAAGGTTATTAGCACCACCCATTTTAACTTTAGAGGTCGCGTTCTGTTTTCTAGCCTCTGCCAGCTGTTTATACCTAGCCATAATGTCATTGATATATTTAGCTGACGAAAATTCTAAGGCGTCTGAAATGTCTAAGGCTATCTTCTCGCCTTGTTTAGATATTAAATCTCTTGGAGTTGATTTCTTTCTTTTAGCACTTAGCTCTACGCCGTCATTAGCACCAGTAGAACCAGAACTGTCACTAGGAGCAGAGCTGTCACTAGGAGTAGAAACATCTGGCGGTGTACCTCCATCTTGTGCCGCGCCATTATCAAGCATCGCGCCTTCGATCTTCTTAGGTAAGCCGTGAACCTTTCTGATATGATCTTCTAATTGCTCATCTGGCGTAATCACTCCTTTTTCAACGTAGCCAGTGACAACAGCCATTAGCTCGGCGCCTGCTTTCTCATCTATGCCTGAATGCACAAGTTTTGGCATAACCTCAACAGTGTCTCCAAAGTTCATAGCTACCAAGGATGGAATCAATTTCAAATTGAATGGGTCTGCTATCTTATTAGCAAGGTACTTAAGCCCTGCTGTAAAAAATTTAACAGACTCGGCAGTTGAAGAGCCTACAGCAGCGTTGCCGCCTATTCCCATTTCTAAGAACATGGCAACGATCGCTCCCACCATTTCTTCGTTTTCAGCTTTGATGGCTATTTGAGCATGGGCCGGGTTAAAAGTATTTGTGGTGTTATAAACTAAGTCATAACCGTCAGGCGTTATAAAGTAAGCAGACTCAGCTTGTGTAAACGCTTCGAGTTGTTCAACTATCGCCTTATACTCATCAGACTCAAAGTCTACACCCGGCGGAAGCTTGGCATGTGGTACCGGAAGAGCAGCTCTTTCCATACCGATAGCTTGCAGCTGCTTATAAAGAAGCTTTCTTTTATAGTTACCATATAGCATTCTACAAAACGGGTAGCCTGTGTCGTTCCCTTTCTTCTCATTGTAAAAGATCATAAGGGAATCAGCAGGCATCCACGCATCAATTTCTATATCGCCTGATTGCTTCTGATGAATCTCCTCAAGGAGTCCTTCCTTACTAAATTTCCATTTGTCTAATGTTCTTTGGTCTCTATAGGCTAAGTTAAGAAGCCCAGTATATGGGCCGAAGACTTTATCATTTTTATTCACATGGATAACTTCAAACACTGCATGGCCATGCCAAGGGAAAGTAAGTATCTCATCAAGCTTAGCGATGAAGCCTTCCGGTAAGTCTTTAAAAATGATTTGTTTTATAAGTGCAGCAACCTCTATATCTTTAGGGTCTTCGCTCGCTGGCTCAATATCCCAATCAGCAGACTTGATAGGATTAGATACTGCATGGTAGTTTTTTCTAACTTGTGAGTCTGATAGAAGCATGTCGGCAAATACTATCTGGCCGGGGTTACCTATCAAAGCTTGTAGGTAATCATTTTGAACTGTTTCAGAAGTGACTAAGGTGCCTGAACGGCCTATTCCTTTAAAGTTTGCTTTTGTGGTCTCTTGCTCTTCAGCCATCTAAGCTCCGGGATATTTGTCTTCATTTTATTATTGTTTGAATCCGGAAAATTGTAAAGGTAAAAGGTACAAAAGTACCACCGCAGTGCATTAATATCTTTTAACCTTTATCCGAGTCTTATGGCTATCCCTCTTATCCGTATTGAATCGCTTACTAAAAGAGTCGGTCTTTGAATTCATGCCGGACATGGCTCCCATTGAGAGCTCATCTAAATGCTGTATAGCTTGAGTCATGCTGTCGACCTGATCGTCGTTCTTGCCGTTAGGAAATATCTTACACTCGTTTATAAAGTCGTTTATCCAAGGGGCAATGCTAGGGTCAGGGAAGAAGATGTTACCGGCTTTGAATAACGGTATCTGCGACTGCAACCTTTCCATCTTAGTACCGTTAGGCTCGACCTCTATGACTCTCCGTGTGCCTTCTTTCTTTAACATGGATATGATGCCTGAGCCGTTAGCCTTATCTTCTATAAGTAACGCTTTAAAATCTGGGTGGTTCTCGATGAACAGTTGTACAGCCTCTAAAGTCTTATCGAAGCCCATACGGTCTCTAACCATATCAGGTAGCAGGTATATGTCGCCGGTACTATTTTGTCTGGCCCACTCAGTACCTACAACGAAATCGGTCTTCTTACCTTTAGTCTTTGACTTCTCTTTAAAAGTCATGTCCCAGCTGTGGCACTTATAGAAGAGGTCAGTCGGAGGCCTCTTATAGAATTGAAAATGTTCATCTCTTAATATGTTACCCTCTGCAGGCGCTGGCCGTTGTTGATACTGACCTGCATAGCCTAGGGCATCTGACAGTCTCATTTCTTCTAGCTCTTGTTCATCATGTTTAGCTGGCCATAGGGCTTCACCTATTTCTCTAGGGTCATACTTAGAAGGGCCGTCTTCATTTATAGCAGGCAAACTTATATGCGTGAATGCTAATTCAGTTCCACCATCTAATAAGAAGCCCGCAGGGTCTTCCTCGTGTAGCCTCTGCATGATGATAATCATAGGAGTCGTTCTACTGTTAAGCCTTGACTTAAGAGTCTGAGGGAAACGATTGTTAATGCTGTTCCGTATGGTATCTGAATTAGAGTCTTCAGGTTTAAGAGGGTCGTCAACGATCATAGCCCCGGCAAATTCCTTACTACCTAATTTGCCAGCTCCAAAGCCGGTAACAGCTCCACCACTTCCGGTCGCTGACATCTCGCCGTTGCCTATAGTCTTCCACTTCTTTTTAGCTTGTGAATCTCTTTTAAACTCTATAGGCCAAAGCTCTTGAAAAGCTTCGTGAGACATAATTTCCCGGACGGCGGATGAATTAGCAAGAGCGAGGTCGTCCGAGTACGCAAGATTGATAAACTCACACGCCGGGTTCTTGGCAAAAGCCCAGGCTGTAAAAATCTTGACAACGATTTCTGTCTTAGTGTACCGGGGTGGGATATTAATAACAGTATGAAGAAGTTCGCCAGCATGTATATCCTCCAGGATTTGGCACAAAGTTTTATGATGCCAATTGATTAAGAATTCTCTTTTATATACTACTCTGAAGACCCAGAGTGTAAACTGAAACAAGGAGCCCTCTAACTTTCGCCGGAGTTCCTCCCTTTCAATCTCTTCAACTGATGGTATGCTAAGATTCATTAGACGCCGCAATCTTTTTCAACTGCTCTAACTGTTCAGGACTCACCTTCTTGAGGTCCACATCTTTTCTAGCTGTTACAATTACTTCTGATTGTTTAGGTTTCGCGCCCATGATATGGTCCGCCATCCAATCTACCCTTTCCATACTTCCTGACTCGATCATTTGCTCAAGGTGTTTAAGAACCGCCATATCTATAGCTGGCAAAAGTTTCTCAATTAAATGCACCTTAATTTCAGGCAGTGTTAAAGCTGAGTAGGCTGATAGGATTTCTTTAAATTGTGTTCGTGTTTTAAGGGCTAAGGCTTTTTGTTCTGCCGACATTTTAGGCCGACCATGCCCCACAGCTAACTGATTCCCCTTTTTAAACGGCGTCACTTCTGAAAGTTTTTTATTCCGAGCAAGTTGTTTCGCTGTTTGAGGTTTCTTTTCCATATAAATGTTTTGCCTTATGTTTTAGTACCGATGTAGTTTTAACTTATCAGCACGTTGTGTCACTTATTAATTATGATCTAAAACATTAAGATAGGAAAGTATTTCTTTGTAAGCATGCGCCGCACCATAACAAACCTTAACTTGATACCCTTTGTCAAGTAGCACCGAATGAATATCTTTTTGATCTTTAGAAACTGATTTCTCATTCATATCTATTCTTTTGAGCTCCACATACAAGCCATGATAGCTCCCAATGGGCTCGGATATGAATATATCAGGGACTCCCGCTTTAACTCCTTCTAAGCGCATCTTTATAGCTTCCCCTTTTGAACGACGCCCGCCATTTGGGATTGCAAAGAATACCAAGTCTGGATGCTGCCAGTTCAGCTTTAAAACAAGCCTCTGCTGTTCTTGAGATTCTGTAGGAACTTTTTTAGTTTTCATAGCATCCAAAATATACCAAAGATTTGCGTTCGTAAAAAGCCGCAACACTTGTTATGGGCTTTCTAATAGTACTGGTTTAGTACCTTATTAAAACTGCACCGCCTATACTACGTGTTATCTTTTAACCGCGCCTCAAACTTAAATAATTATTTAAACTTATTAAGGTTTTTAACTGTTATCTCCTCTTCTACTCGAGTTCCCCGTGAGGAGCTTCTGATTCTCACAGGGGAATCTCGAGGCAAGTCACTTATAAATATTAAAACTATTAATTCTATTAAATAGGAATAACGTGTTGAGTTAATAACTTTTGGTCGGGTAAGGTATAGGTGGTCGTTCATCGAGAAGGTATAAAGGTTTCATCAGTCTTCTACCCTATTTGGGCGGCCTTGAATCCCTTCAAGACGTTCCTCGCTTGGGGATTCAAGCCGCCCAAACGCTAGTATGATGTAATGAAAGGATAAGGATTTAATCAGAATGATAAATCGTTATATGGAAAATTTTATCACGTTTTCTTTGGTATTAAAATAGGGGGAAAATGATTATTCTTGGTTTTTTCTATTATATGTAATAGTTACATGTGAAAATAATATACGACACAGTTAGTCAGTATGTGGTCTTTATATAGCTACTTTACATGGCGATTTTGGCTTGATAGGGTTAGTCTTCAAAATTTATTCTAAGGAGAAGCCGTGGGTGCTACCGATCAACCTGTTTTAATAACGACAGTGTTTAAAAATTTAAAATCAATTGACGAATTATATTCATTAGTATTCCCTTCAGGAAAGTTTGAAGGACAAACGTACCTACAAGTTGTCAATGAAAACCCCAACTATATTTATAATTTTTATCTTAAGAGCGCGAAAGCTCTAGCGGACGGGAAGCCTGACCCTTACCCTTTTGTTATTGAAGACCTACGAAATTTTGAAACTGAAGCTCTTCTTACAAGAATTCAGTTATCAACAGACAGCATTGTGAAAAACACTTTAAAGTTAAAAGGTATCTTATTATGAAACCTATTATCATTTCCCAGTGGGATAATGCAAGATCAGTCAAGTCTCAATATCGTAAAGATATAAAGGTAGAGAACTTTGTACAACTTGCTCAGCTATTTCGAGTAGCGAGACAAGTAAAGTTAAAAACAGACCAACCCCTAATTACTAGATGCTGGCAAGAGTCAAGGGCCAGGACAAATGAGAAGACAACTGACCGGTGGCTGATAACTCTTGATTACGATTCAGTTGACGCTAAGCCGGTAGAAGTCGCAGAGAAATTGCAGGCGGCGGATATTAATTTCTTCCTCTTTACAACATGGACACATAAAACAATAGAGACGCCCGGCAAGAAGAACGGCGGCAAGAATTGTTTTAAGGTTATGCTTGAAGTGACAGCCGATTCAAAGGCGGAGCTTTTAGTCCTGACAAAATCTTTAGGAGATAAGGTTGGGAAAACTGATATAAAGACAGTCGACGATTTATCTTCAGGTATTTTCTTAGGTGGTACTCACCCAGACTTTATAGATGATTTTGAATTTTATGCTTATACTGATGGGCCTTCGCCAATAGAAACTAAAAGATATTTACTGACAACAGCTCCAAAAGATGCAGAGCCTTTAAAGTCTGACCCAATAGACGACTTTGAACTATGGGATAAAACAGCGGGTCAAAAATATACACCTGAAAGACTGAAGAGAGCTCTTAGCATTATAAAGTATGAAGAGATTGAAAACTTTAGTAAGATGGCTGTGTGGTATTCTCTAGGCTACGCTTTGCATTCTACTACTAAAGAAGAAAACTTTGAGCTATGGGATAATTGGTGCCTTGATAACTGCGCTGAGCATGGCGTTTATAATAGAGATGAGAACGAAGCTTTTTGGGCTAAGCAGACTGCGCCTGAAAAGTATAAGGACTTATGCACCCTAGCAACCTTATGGCACCTTGAGAAACTCTTTAAAGCTAAAGAGGCCTCAAGCGAAATACGGTCAAGCTCTTGGACTTTCTTTAGTAAGTTAGTAGATGAAGAGCCTGAAGAAATTAAATTTTTGATAAAAGATTTGTTAGTTGAAAAGTCTATCGGTTTTCTTGTAGGGACCGGTGGAGTAGGTAAATCATCATTATGTCTTGAAGTAGCGAAAGCTATTTCGAGTGGCGGCTGTTTCTTCGGAGACTCGCGTTTTCCTTCTATGAAAGGGACAGTCGCCATTATAAATAAAGAAGATAGTTTAACGAAGATTCATAATCAAGTGCACAACCTTATAAACCTAGACATCGACAGGCATTGTAGAAAATTACAAAGCGATTTTGAAGACGAAGAGGTTTTTGTATCTGAAGCTAAGATAAGAGAAATCAAAGATCAATGGTCTAATGTTACAAGGCCCCAATGGTCTCAGTCTAATATAAGGTTGACAGATAGTGAAGGTGAAAACCTTGAAGCACTTGGAGCTGTCATGGGTTCTTTAAAGAGTTTAAAAGAGGAGCTCATAGAAACGGGGCGGCCTGAATTAAACTTAGTTATCATTGACCCATTAAACTTATGGCACGGTGGAGACCAGAACTCTCAAAAAGATATGAGTTACATCTTCTCAGCTCTTCAACAAATACAGCAGGACTTAGGCGTCTGCGTTTTAATCGTTCACCACATGAACAAGTCTAAAGGCTTTAGTGGCTCGCATACAATTAGAGACAGTGGAAGATTTATGTGGTATCTGCAGCCTTTAATAACAGGCAAGGAAGAGTCCGACAAATTTATAGATTTATATATTGAAAAGAATAACGATGCGAAAGCAAACTACACTGCTCTGTCTTTTGTAAGAACTGATAAGGGTTTACTTGATTCAGTGGAGATAACTAAAGGAGTTGAAGATGGCGAATAAAACAATTGAAGTCAGCAGATGGGTTAATGTTTATGGGAGGGGTAACAATTTTACCTATGACTGCAAAGAGGCGGCGTTAAGAAATGCGGGAGAAGGCTTAATAGAAACAGTAGAGCTCAAAGGGAGTTACGAAATAGAAATTCTTGAAAAGTCTGTAACTATTACTGAGAGTGAGCTAGAGCGCGTTATCAGAACTTGTATTTTAGACAACGTCTTTGTCAAATCTAGGGGGGAAAGGGCAATAAAGGCTAGACTTGCCGATGCTAATAGACATATATTTGGGGGTGGGCAATGAAAAACGTAATTTTTGAAAATGACGGCGAGATTGACATAAGGTCAATCACAACTTTTGGAGTCTCAGTTAAGGAAACTGAAAACCCGATAGGGTATTTCGGGACGGGGCTTAAGTACGCTTTGTCAATTATTTTAAGGTCAGGAGCTGACATAAGTATTTTCTCAGGCCTTACTGAGTTAAAGTTTACTCTTGAAAAGCGAACAATAAGAGGAAAAGACTTTGAGCTTATAATGATGAACGGAGCTGAGCTTTCTTTTACAACTGACCTCGGAAAGAATTGGATGATGTGGCAAGCTTTTAGAGAAATTTATTGTAATTGTATAGATGAGAAGGGGAAGACTTTTAGCTTAGAGGAAACACCTAAAGCTGAAGCAGGTAAAACTAAAATCATAATAAAAGGAAAAGATTTTTTTGAGCAGTATGTTAAAAGAGATTCTATCGTCCTACCTACTTCTAAAATGAAACCAATTGTTGAAAGTACGTATGGAGAAATTTATGAAGAACCTTCTATGCACGCATTTTATAGAGGCGTAAGAATCGCGGGGCTCGCAAAAGAATCACTTTTTACTTACAATATCCAAAATACAATGTCGTTGACAGAAGACAGAACTTTAAGATACCCATGGGAGCATACTACTAATATTGAAAATATGGTTATTCAAATGCCCTCTCAGAAATTAGCGTCTAAAATTTTAAACCCTCCTAACGACTCTTTTGAGCGAGGGTTAGTTTTCAGTGGAGGCATGAGTAGGTCTTCAATGTCTGAAAACTTTTTCAATTGTTTAGAAGAAGATTATAATTTGAATAAAGACACTTTAAGTTTAAGCGCTGCTGATTGGTATAGAAAGTATAAAAATAATAGTTCTTTAAAGAATTATGATGAAGCTGACCTTACAGCTGTTGAGCTCTTACAGCTTACCAAGTGTAGAAATATTTGTTCTAATATGTATTCAAACTTTGACGACTACCCAATTAAAATAGTTAAGTCATTAGGCGAATCGACAATGGCTTTAGCTGACAGAGAGCTTAACACTATTATAATTTCTAAGAGGTGTTTCACTTTAGGAACTAAGTTCTTATTTTCTACAATGCTTGAAGAGTATTTTCATCTCGCAACAGGGTATAACGATTTGACTAGAGAACTTCAAACATATTTATTTGATACTATTTCAACACTAGTTGAAAGTCATGTAATTCAGGAGCCTATTTAATGAAACTTAAAATCATACAATTCTTAGGAAATTTAGTAGGTGTCTTAACTCACTTCTTTAAAGGCCATGAACCTTTTTGGGTTTACGTAAGAAACACCAAAGGCAAATTTAAGTCTAGGCACTGCAGAAGATGTGGCAAGAGATGGGACAGAGAAAATGGCAAATGGAAATACATGGGCCGATATGCGAGGAGAAAGTAATGAAAAAATGTCTAACTTGTGTTTTTTATATTTTAGCAGATTTTACTACAGATGAGAAGGCTAAGAAAAATGTTTTATATGTTGCGGTTAAAAATGGCCGGAAAATATGTAAACAGTGTGGGAATGAGAACCACCTATAATGAAATACCTTTGGATGGAAATTAATACCGGGGAGCTCAAAGTTGCTGAGTGGATGCCTGTTTGGTGGGTTAGAGTTACCATAAATGCAAAAGGAGAAGTCAGTGAAATTAAAGCTTAAACCTCATCAAGTTGTAGCTCTTAAATGGGTTAAGAAAAAAGAAGCTGAGGCGCTCCGTAAAGTTGTTCTGGCCCTTGGTATGGGGTTAGGCAAAACAATTATCGCAGCTAGAACAATTGAGAAAGGAGAAAGGGTTTTAATAATATGCCCAGCGACTCTTAAGATCAATTGGGCAACAGAGCTCAACCTTTGGTCTAACACGCCAAGGGTAAAAATTATAAAAAAGAAATCAGAAGAACTACCTAAAGGCCCCGGAACAATTATAGTTAACTATGATTTACTAGGTAAGAAAGTTAAGAAGAGAGCCAAAGCAAATTACGATTTTTCAGGTTTTGACAGAGTTATCATTGATGAATTCCATTTCACGAAAAATCCTAAATCAATTAGGTCAAAGATAGCCGGGAAGATAATTAAGAACACACCTATAGCCATACTTTTATCAGGAACAGCAATGGAGAGAAATATAGACTTATACGTTCCTTACTTTTCCATTGGAGCTCTAACAGATTCCTATCATACTTTTGGCGTTAAGTATTGCGATGCTAAAAAGATTTATTTAGGAAGCCGTGAAGTTTGGCAGTATAGAGGAAGCTGTAACGAGTCGGAGTTGAAAGAAGTTATCGCGCCTTATACTCTCCACATGTTAAAGAGAGACGTGATTGACTTGCCTGAGAGAAACATTTCAGTCGTAGCTCTAGACTTGCCTGTTGGAAGGCAAGAAAAGAATTATGACTTTTCAGATATTATAAAAGACCCTAGACCAATAGGTTTTGAAGGTTTAGCAGAGCTCTTACATGACCAAGGTGTCAAGAAAGTTCCTCTGGCTTTAAAGCATATAAAGATGAGACTTGAGACTGAGCACAAGATCTTTGTAACGGCTAGGCATACTGATGTTATCGATATGCTTTTTGAAGGTCTTAAAGATTTTAACCCAGTTATAATTGATGGAAGATGTAAAGCAGAAATTAAAGAAGCAGCTAAAGAAAGATTTCAAACAGACAAAGAATGCAGAATTTTAATTGGCCAAACAAAAGCAGCAGGTGTAGGGCTAACCTTAACAGCTGCGAGCCATATTATAATGGTTGAACCGGATTGGAGTTACTCAGCGATTCAACAATTAGTTGATAGGCTTCATAGGATTGGCCAGACGGAAAATGTAACCGCAGAACTATTAACAATTCACAAGTCTATCTGCGAGCGTGTATTGTACACGACTCTGGAAAAAGAAGGCTTTATAAAAGGAGTGATGGGAATATGAGTAACGGAAAACACGCTCGGTTCAGCCCGAGCAACAGTAAACGGTGGTTAACATGTGGTAAGTCAGTTTTATTACCTGCGAAGCCTAAGCAAGAACAATCAAGCTATGCTGCCAGAGGCACGGCAATTCATTCCTATTGTGAGGAAGCTCTTCTAGGCGAAGAGCCCACAGGAACTTATGATGGGTATACAGTTACGAAAGACGATATTGAAACAGTGGCTAATCCTTATATAGAGTATATAAGGGAATTTAATTTTATGAATGATATTGCTTTAGAGTTTATCGAAATGAAGGTAGAGATTCATGAGGAGTGCTACGGCACGTCTGACTTTGTTTATTTTAATAAAGTTACGGGCAGCTTACATGTTGTAGATTTAAAAGCGGGTCAAGGTGTTTACGTTTATATAACTAATAACACTCAATTACAGATTTATGCTTTAGGAGCTATGAAGTTTATAGAACGTTTAGGCATGAAAGTTGAACAAGTCACTATCCACGTAGTTCAGCCCGCAGTTGATAATATCAGAGACCTTGAAATTCCTTTAGAAACCTTGGCGAAGTTAGATCAACAAATTTCTGATACGATTAGCAACATCAATCAAGGCGTCGGCATTTATGCGCCTAGTGAAGATGCTTGTCGTTGGTGTGAGCATAAAGTAACTTGTCCTAAATTAAATGAACTTGCTAATGAGGCAGCTATGACACAATTTGAAAATACTGAACTTTCTGAAAGAATGAAAATTGTTCCGGCGTTAAAACAATTTATAAAAGGCGTGGAAGAAGAAACCTTGAAACAATTAAATCTTGGCGAAGAAGTTCCTGACTTTAAGTTAGTACGTTCCAAAGGCAAAAGAGTTTGGGTTGATGAAGCAGACGCTATGACTTTTTTAATGTCTCAAGGCTGTGTACAACGAGAGCTCGAAAAAACTACTATAAAGATGCTGACAGTTGCTCAGACTGAAAAGGTGCTTAAGAAGAAGAAACTTAAGGCTGATTTAACTGAAATGATTAAGCAATCAGAAGGAACTTTGAAAGTGGTACCGGTGCAAGCACCTGAAACTTCAGTGGACAAAACTTCAGAAGCAATTAAAGATTTCTCGTAAGTACCTAGTTCTATAGGTATTTTCAACAATAACCGGTAAACAGGCAAAATAGTTGTTTACCGGTTTTCAAATCCGGTGTATTATAGAGTCTACTATTTAACACGGAGCATCAAATGAAATTTACAAAAACTGAAGCAGGCAAATATAACACTCGAATTTTAGACACAGTTATTGCAATAGAAAACACCGGCGAGCGCACGGGCACAGGCCGAGTAATTTGGAGCGCAGAGCTTAAAAATTTAAAAGGCGAAACCTTAGTTTATACAACTACGGATATGCAAGGCGAAGACATTGACACAATGAAAAAAGCTAAAGCAGTAGGCGTTAGTTTACACATTAAATACTCTTAAATAAGTAGGCGTTAGTTTACACGTTAAATACTCTCAAATAAGGAGCACAATATGACTGAACAAGAGGCGAAACAAAAAGGCTATTCATTTACAGGTATCTATAAAAGCAGTAAAGAAGAAGTTAAAGAGCGAAAGTTATCAGAATTTAAAGGCTACAAAAGTGTTATCGTGCCGGCCAAAGCAAGTGGCTACGAAAGATGTGGCTATAAAAAAGGCCAGATAACAGGCTACTCACTTTATGTAGAACATAAATATTTTGAAGATAGAGAATATCGTGAAACACTAAGTAAGTTAGGCAAGATAGAACAACGCCAAGCTGAAGCTAAAGAAAATTATGAAAAAGCATTAGCCTTTATTGCGCTAGATAAAGATGTGTTTTCAACTTTAGTAAACGAGTATGAGGCGAAAAATGATTAAATTAAAAATATATGTAACAAATGATGACGGCAAAAAGAGTGTAGCTTCCACTAGAGAAACAGAAACAAGAGAAGAAGCAAAAGAAAGGGCAGACGTTTTATGATATGAATACAGTTTAACAGAATTTACAATTGAAGAAATCATGTAAGCTGAGGAGGCTAGAAATGATTAACATGACAATTAAAGAGTTAAGTACTCTTACAATGAAAGACATTAAGGCCTACGTCTTAATGAAAAAGCCAGGTGCCAAGGCACCAAAGAAGTGGCAAGACAAATCTAAATGCCTTGCTTGGGCTGAGAAAACTTTAGGAGCTAAGAAAGAAGTTTCAAAAGTAGAGGCGAAGCCAGGTAAGAAGCCTAAGCCTGTTAAAAAGAAAACAGTTAAAAAAGATTCAAAGCCTGTTAAAAAGAAAACGGTTAAAAAAGATTCAAAGCCGACGTCGGGCCTTCAAAGGCGGGTGGAAATTGCTAAGCTTTTAAGGACGGATAAATGCACGGCTTTAGAATTGTCTTCACAGTTTAGCGTCAAGTATAAAGGTATACTTGACGATGTTCACGCTATCAGACATAGCAGAGGAGGCGAACAAATTTTAAAAGACGGTGAAGTTTTGTCTGATATTCGTCTTGGCAAGACAAAAGTATTTTTTATATGTAAAAAAGATAGAGTTGATAGTCTTCGTAAGAGTATTGAGTCAAACATAGAACTAGTTTAAGCGCTTCTAGGGCTGCTGTGTAAGAACTTCAGCCCTATAACGCTTTGCATTTTACATCTCTTCTAAATTTTCATAAAGTTTCTACTCAATCAACATTTGTCGAATATGTTAAGGAGTAGAACATGACGAAACTAGTAACACCCCTTTTTAGAGGGAGCTTTGTTCAGGTAATGACGCCTAAAGCTTTTTCAAAAGACCAAGACCCTAAATTTTCTATGGTTATCCCGATTCTTAAAGATGATGAGTTCATCGCTAAGCTTGACGAAGCTGTTAAGCAAGCAGCTATGGACAAGTGGAACGAAGTACCTAAAAAATTAAAAATCGTTTTCAAAGATGGCGACAAAGAAGAAGAAAAGTATGAGTGGGCCGGTTGCCGAGTCATAACAGCTTCTAACAAAACAAAACCTGGCTGTGTTATTAAAACAGAGCAAGGCATAGTTGAAGCCATTGACCCTGAAGACATTTACTCAGGAGCGTATTTTAAAGCTTCTATCAGACCTTATGCTTACGAGTATGAGAAAACAAAAGGCGTTGCTATATCTTTAGACAACGTTATCAAGATTCGCGATGGCGAAAAATTCACATCTAAAACCTCAGCTAAAGACGATTTCGCAGATTTCGTGGATGGTGATTGGGATTAGTAACTCTTTATAGTTTAGTGTTTAAGAGTCGGCCACTGTTGTGGTCGATTCTTTTTGAAAAGGAAATTATATGTATAAAGCAGTAAGAGCTCAGCATAAATATTTCGGCTTGTTGTACCACGGCCTCCCAAGGCATTTATCGCCTGATGAAAAAGTTTTTTATACAAAAGCTTTACGAGAAGAAGTAGACGAATATGGATATGCTGTTTCTTTAGAAGACGAGTATGACGCTCTCCTTGATGTTATGGTTTTTGCTTTAGGCGCATTGCTTAGACATGGCTTTGAACCTCAAGGGATTGAAGAAGTTGTTAATGCTAACATGCAAAAAATCGTAGGGCCGTTAGATAAGCGTGGGGGGTTTAAGCTAGACCTCCAGAAACCTGAGGGATGGCAACCTCCAAACCTAAAGAAGTATTTATGAAAGAAGCAATGAAATTTGATGGGGGTAAACCACCCATCGATTTAGTCGACCAAGAGCTAATCCTAGAAGTCGCTAAGGTCTTAGACTTTGGGGCTAAGAAATACGAAGCGCATAATTGGAAAATAGGAATTCCTATTTCAAGGTATTACTCAGCAATGCAAAGGCACATGCTATCGTGGAATAATGGTGAAGACTTAGACCCTGAGTCTGGCCTTAACCACCTAAGCCATGCAGCTTGCAACTTGATGTTCATGCTTTATCATACAAAGAACTCGCCTAAGCTAGACAATAGATTTAAAGGTTTTCAAGAAGGGGTTAACGACCCAAACCAATTAGATATGCTTGAAATGCGTAAAGGCTGTTAGATGATAAACTACTTAAACCTGATGGACAAAATTTTAACTAAAGGCTTACCGCAAGGAGACACGATTTCTTTATTTGGAGAGTCTTTAGATTTTGATCTTGAAAGAGATGGTTTTCCTTTGGTAAGTTCTAGAAAAATAAACTACAAAGCCGCTTTCGGTGAGCTCGCTTGTTTCTTAAAAGGCTATACAAGTGCTTTACAGTTTCAAGGGGCAGGGGTTAACTTTTGGAATGCAGATTGCAAAAAGCCTTCATGGGCTATGTCAGGTAAGAAAACGCATGACAACGACCTTGGTAAAATCTACGGGTACCAATGGCGCTATGGTTTTGGAATGGACCAATTACATGAGTTAGTTGTTAACATCAGAAAAAACCCGGAGTCGCGTAGGCATCTTCTTATGACCTACAACCCGGGAGATTTAAAAGAGATGTGTCTTCCTCCTTGTTACGTTTCTCATCAGTTTTATGTTAGAGAAGGAAAGTATCTTGATATGATGGTGCATCAAAGAAGCGCAGACTATTGCATAGGTGTTCCTTTTGATATAGCTTCTTTTGCTTTATTCCAAACGTTGATGGCGAAGCAAACTTTTTTAAAAGCGGGTAAGTTAAAAATCAATTTCGGAGATGTTCATATTTACAATACTCATATTGACCAAGCTAAAGAGCAGTATCATGTTATCCCAAGTGTGAGCAAAGTCCACCTTGAAATAGACGACAGGTCTGATCTTTTTGATTTTACAACTAAAGATGCTTCAATCTATAATTACTACCCGGAAGCATCTATCAAGTACCAATTTATGGTGCAAAAATGAAAGAGATGTTCTGCGATTTTGAAACCTATTCAGCGATGCCAATTAAGTATGGCGCTTTTAGATACGCCCAAGATAAGTCTACAGAAATTATCTGCCTTGCTTATGGGCCTTCAAAAGATAAAGTTAAACTTTGGCACCCTGGCATGGCTCCGCCTAAACAGTTTATAGACCACATAAAGAAAGGTGGAATCGTTCGCTCTTGGAACGTAAGTTTTGAATACGTCATTGTAAATTATGTAGGCGCTAGACTTCATGGTTGGCCAAAGTTAAAACCTGAACAGCTTAAATGCACAATGACTGATGCTCTTGCTTTGTCATTGCCTGCTAGCCTTGATGCTTGCGCAGAGGCTTTAGGAACAATCGAGCAAAAAGATAAAAGAGGTAAGCAGTTAATCACTCTCCTTTCAAAACCTAAGAAACCTACTAAGACTGATAAGAGAACTAGGCGAACAGCTAAAGAAGACCCTGAGCTTTTTCAAGAGTTTTATGACTACTGTATTCAAGACGTCAAGACGGAAATTTCAATCTTTGAAACCTTACCAAGAGAAGTTAAAGACCAGGAGTTAGACCTCTTCCATCTTACTTTAAAGATGAATGAGAGGGGTTTGCCGATAGACAAAGAACTTGTTGATTCAATTTTGGCGGCTAGAAGAGCTTATGAACAAAAGTTAAATGAAGAAATTGAAGAGCTGACAGACGGAGACTTGAAGACGACTAACTCGCCTATCAAAAATGTAAGATGGTTAGATGCTAACGGGCTTATTTTAACCTCTTGCACGAAAGCGGATATTAAAGAAGCGATTAAAAGAGACGATATATCTGACAAGGTTAGACGGTTCTTAGAAATTAGATCAGAGCTTTCAAGAACACCTATTAAAAAGTTTGACTTCATTGAGAACGCTTTATGCACCGATAAAACTGTTAAAGGAAATTTAATTTTTAACAAAGCGACCACTGGCAGGTTTGCCGGGTCGGGTTTTCAGATTCATAACTTGCCAAGAGACTCAAGTGAAAATCCTGAAGAGCTCATAACTCTCTTCAAAACGGGTGATTTGGCCCTGATGAATGTATACAATGAAGCGATAAAGCTCGTTAGAACTTGCGTCACGGCTCCGAAAAATAAGAAATTAGTCGTTTCGGATTTTAGTTCTATAGAAAACCGTGTAGCCGCTTGGTTATCCGGAGACGAGACTACTCTTCAAGACTTTATAGACGGAGTTGACCAATACAAAAGAGCTGCTCAAGAAATCTACCATATTGATTATGAAGACGTAAATAAAGACCAAAGGCAATTAGGGAAGATTTCAGTCTTGGCTTGTGTTTTCGGCGGCGGCTGGAAAACCTTTAAGAAAGTTTGTGAGATTCAATGGGGTATTCATATAACAGATGATGAGTCAAAAGAAATTGTTGATGGTTATCGTAGAAAATACTACTTGATTGTAAGGTTTTGGAAAGAATTATATAGCGCTGGAATGAGCGCTATAGCTCAACCTGGTAAAGCCTTTACATGTGGTCATATAAAGTTTAGAGTTATGGATGATTTTCTTTACATGAGATTACCAAGCGGAAGGCTTATCGCATATTACAAACCAGAACTTAGAACCGTGATAACCCCTTGGGGTGCTGAAAAATTAGCAATAACCCACATGGGCCAAAACACCTACACTAGAAAATGGGAACGCCTAACAGTTATTCCCGGGAGGTTAACAGAAAATGCGGTACAAGCAACAGCCCGAGACTTCCTTACTGATTCAATGCTTAGAAGCGAGAAAGCGGGTTACCCACTTATCGCATGTGTGCATGATGAGAATATCGCCCTTGTTGATTCTGATTTTGGAAGTATTGGCGAGTATAATAAGATCATGGAAGCTGTTCCTGAATGGGGAATCGGTTGCCCAATCGGAGCAGAAGGCTACGAAGGAAAAAGGTACAAAAAATGATGACTGAAGACGAGATATTTACCATTATAATTACAGTAATTTTTTTATTATTCATACTTGACTAAGGAGAGTTTTATGATTTTAGAGATTGATTTAGCAGAAGGCTTACAAAATCCTGAAAAAGCTAAGGAAGTTATTAAAAAGGTTCAAGGCGTAATCGACGAACTGACAATGGCCAGCACTGAAGCGATTGCAATGGCTAAAAAAGCTAATGCTTTGGCTGAAGAGTACGAAAGTTTAAATGATGCTTTAACCCAAAGTACTTTAGACTTGTCGGCAACGATCAAAGCTATACACACTTTACTCGGTAGAAAAGTTGATTTGTTTCAAGGAGACGCTGAGCTTCTGGTTTTAATGAATGAGCTTGCTCAATTTGTTATGAGTTCCGGAGCGATTAAAGCAGGAGTTATTAGCCATGGACAGAACTAAGCGCACGCTATCAGATACCAACCCGAAAGAATTACAGATGAAGTTTGTAGCTGGAGAGCTTGCAGGTCTTAGGAAAGTTATTGAGCACCTTTGGGACGGCGACAACGAAGCTTTTGGGGCTCTTCTTTTTATAAAGTCTAACTATAAAGAATGGCCAGACATGATGAGATGGCTTAAGACCAACAAACTAGTAGGGCCTAAGCTAGTTCAGTTTTTTAAAAATGAGTCGCCTGATGGAGGTGGCTTTCACATGGGAGCTACTTTTATTTTGTCTAGGCTTAAAGGCCGCAAGTTTAATACCGAAGGCGTTAAGATTGATGAGCTTCTATGAAAGACGATGCTCTTTCAAATTTTTTAGAAGATCAGGAGCTAGTGAATAAAGGCGCTTCTAGCGCTGAAAAGTTTCATCAAGCAGAGATACGCAGAATTCAAAAACAGAATTACGAAAAGAAGCAGGAGCTTCGAGCGGAGATTTTTAGGCTTAGAAAGCAAGTGGCCCAAGCTAACAATAATCAACTGGCTTTAGCTTATGAGAAGTTAAAGGCTAAGTTTAAGCGCACGGTAAAAGCTCGCCAAGAAGTAGAGGCGACTGTTTCAAAGATAAGGTCTAACTCCTATAGGCTAACTTTAGAAAGAGATTTTTATAAAGATAGAATAGTACAACTACATAAATACTCAGGGCTCAAAGATATTTTAAACCACGTAGATTGCCCTGACGGGCTTTTACAATATAGGGAGAGATTAGAATGACACCGATTCTTTTTATAATTAGCGTTATAGCTAGTTTAAATATTACAAAAGTGGAGCGTACAAAGTTGACAGCTTGCACACTTTATGGAACTAGAAAAATTGATAAGGTTTCGCTTATCCGTAAGTTTCAAAAGTGTAAGAAGGAGGTTTTGAAATGAGCGGCTTAAACAGGGCAAAATTAGTAGACGAGATTTACACCGAGTTAAACTTATCTAACACACCTCTACTTAAAAAATCAGTAGACAAAGTTATAGACATGGTGATGCTCAAAATTAAACAAACAGTTAACTCGGGAGAAACTGTAAGGCTTAGGGGCTTAGGAACTTTTTCAAAGAGAGAAAGGCTTGGCCGGAAAGGGGTTAACCCAAGCACCCAGGAAAAGATTTATATACCAGCTAAGAACGTAGTTAAGTTTAGGCCTTCTAAAGCTTTTGAAAGAGGTTTAAATGCAAAATAGAAATAAGATTCTTGTAAAGATACAACAGCATATCCCTACAGGGTCAAAGCTCTTAGACTATTTAGATAAGCCTGAGGGTTTAGTAGTTTTGTATTCTTTTCAAGGGAAGAACTTTAAAACAACAATTAAACACCGAGGACGACCCGTCCCAAAGTAAGGAGAGTAGAATGACCAATGAAACACCAGAAGAAATGACACCAGAAGAGATGGCTAAAGCTGAAGAAGGGGAAATCGCTTTAGAGAAAAAGAAAGAAGCGATCGAAGCTATGAACGTAGACATAAAAGAAGCTATTGCGGGATTATCAAAGAAGCATGATATGAAGTTAATGGTAACAGGTATCTCTAACGAGTACGGAACTGCAGGCATGTGGTCATGTCCTAACACTGAAAAGTGGGACGAGATGGCTTTTGCTAGATTTATTGATAAGAATATTTAAAGAGAAAGCCGGCGAAAGCCGGCCTATCTGACTGCCGGGTTTGAAAACCCATCAAAATTTTGTAACTTTTTTCTCAGCTTTACTTCTTTACTAAATCCTTCAACTAAAATTCTTACTTTCTTTGGAACCTTGGCATTTTTTAAAATGATAGCAAGTTTTGAAAGATCGCTTAAGCTTACTGAAACATATTTATTGAACTCCTGGTCTCCGCAAGAAATCCTGACATGCGTTTCAGGAGTGATGATTTCTCTTTGAGCATAATCATGGCCGTAGATACTAGGCCGGTAAGTTGTAACTGACCCGCAACTATTTAATAATATCATTAAGGTTATCAGTAGCCTCATCTCTATTTTCTTCATTGATTGTGTCCTTTAACTTGTGCTTGATTTCCACATAGCCAATAGTAACTCTTATGACTTCGATAACTTCTTCAGTAAATTCTTTTACTATAAGTCTAATCAGCCAACCCTTAATCCCACCAGTAGCTTGCATCTTAAGAGCTTTGAGAATAATAGATTTGAGGACGTCTGTTAAGACGCCCTCATTTCTTTTTATGAAGTTTGAAAAACTCATTAAGCTACTGGCTCAGTGGCTTCATCTTTTAAACCTAAAAGCTTTTCAATATCAAGCTTTTCATCAATCACTTTTAAAAGCTCAACTTCTAGGATAGGGTAAAAGATTGGAGCATAAGCATCATCGATTTTAGTCGTTGACTTCTTTACGGCTTTCATAACTGCTTCTTCTAAAACATTGTCAATCAAGTCCAGTAACAAACCTTTGATGTTGATGTACTTGAAAATCATTCTTAGTAACTTGTCCTTCATTTAATTCTCCTATTTTAAGTTAGCTGCCCAAAATTGAGCCATCTCTTCAGGTGTTATCCATTCAGAGTCTATAAAAAACATTTCAGATAAAAGAGCAATTTCCATACCCGCCTTTTTAGCAGCTATTAAATTACCAGCTCCACGCCCACCTTTTTTCATTTCTTTGACGCCCCGGATATTTTTACCTGGATATTTAGCTTTGTAAGCGGCTAAAAATAACTCAGCGTAATACTTAGAAAGATCGTCCCCTTTCAGTACTAAAATCTCAGCTCCTTGCACTTGGCCATTGAAAGAATTCAAATGGCCCTCCAGGCTAGCATTACACCCTTTACGCTTTAGATTTTTAGCCGCGCCTTTAACTCCTCCGCTATTTCTATCAGCAAAAGGCTTACCGATTTGAGGAGCCATAGCAGTACCGTATTGATACTCGTCCCAAGTTTTATCAGGGTTAGCCGCTCCACCTGCTTTAGCTGTATGAGGGATTATAAAACCCCAAGCAGGTTTGAACTTTGGTTTGCTACTCGTTTCTTCTCCATGACTTTCATAAGTCCTTGAAGGTTTAGAATGATCTATTCTAAATAATCTTTTAAGCCATCTCCACATAATTAAACTCCTAATATAGCTGATTTTTCTGATTGATATTGCGCAATTCTTTTTAGCCTAAAAACTCCGTAAGCGTCGGAAGCTGAAAGCTTGGAGCCCGCAAAAGCTGTTACGGCTGCTTCATCTACTAAACCTAAATCAACATCAACGTAATTTGTAGGCCTCTTTTTCATAGCCTCCCAAGTAGCCGCAAAAGCTGAAGCTGACACATCGTTTTTAGTACCAAAGACAATAAGCATTTGAGCGTAGACATCAGCCACCATCTCTTGGTACTTACCTGTCACTTGGCGTTCTAAATCTTTTGTAGGGTCTTCTATAAGTATTAACCCCCCTTTAGCATCTGTGGCTACTATTGGCGAGATTAAATCTAAATCAGTCTCTAAAAATAAGTAGCCCCCACCCCTAGGCCGGTGTTTGGCGTCTGTTGACTGTTTTACTTGGTAGCTAACAACTTCGCCTGATACAATTTTTTTAACTAGGTATTTCATTAAAATCGCTCCTGTTCATTAATTACTGGTACTACTCGTTCACTTGTTATTTTGACGGCGCCTGCTCCTTGCACGTTCTTTAAATCTTGTGGGAAGTCATAAAGTAGCCCATCACCTTTTATTTTTTCAATAGTCGATGTTGCCCAGTTACCCACAACACCGTCGCTATGCACGGGGTAATAAAGATCGTCGTTATTAATATAATCATGGGTTATTGAAACTTTTTCGTATTCAAACTCTAAAGCTGATCTTTGTAGAGCTTTAGAGGGGGATATTTTTAAGGGCTCATACTCAAAACAATTAGCTACAAAAATGCTCGCACTTCCGGTCACAATTTTATAGTTGTGGAAACCTTGAAACTCTATGTTAACAACGTTCGCAGCGATAACTGTAGTCAGCGCCTTTTTTATTGTGTAGCTAACACCTACAACAAAAGAACCAAGCACCGCTTTTTCTTTATTAGCGCCATCATCAAGAATCACTACAGCGTTATTTTTTAGGCCTCTAGTGTCTGAAATATTAAAAACTAAACCTGCGTTATGCGTGCAAGATAACTTAAATAGTTTCTGATTTAAGTTGGTAAATGATTCAGCAGTACTTGTAGGGGCGGCACCACCTTTAACCTGTACTGCTAAAGAAAAGGTGTTTAAAGTTTGCACGCCATTTATAAATGCTTGAGATAAAGCATCATGCCCCGACAAATTGCCTGTTTTTAATACTACACTTTTAAAAAACCCTGATATTGATACAGCAGCATTTAGTATGCCTTCACTCATATACGCGTAATAAGCATCGGCATCAGCATTTTTAAGGGCCGCAATGTCATCATGGTTTACAAAAATTGGAGAGTTTAAACTATAATTAACGTGCCCAACATTACCTTCTTTATAGCCTGACCTTGTAAGCCAAGCAGGTACTATTTTGCTGCTGTCTTGTTGTATTACTTCTCTTTTTACATTTATAGGAAAAGAAATACTTTGCCCTGTATTATTAATATCTGAAATAGTGTTTGCATTTTCTTGTGGCTCTACAGTATCTACTACCCCAAAACCTTGGCATACAAATCTGCCTGCAAACTCATTTTTTAATCTTATATTGTAAGTTCCTGAAGGTAGGCCCAATAAATATATGCCATCTTGGTCATTAACATCAGACACCCATTTACTGTGGAAGTTTGAAACCCTATCTGTTGTCTCATTTATAGCCGCTTGAGATACAAACATAGCACATTTTCTAGTTCCATCTGTTGACCTATTCATAGTTCTTAAGAAGAACCCGCCGCCGTTGCCTATAAGTGTTATATTAAAATCAACATAATCATTTATTGTAGATGTTTCCCTATCATTGAAATTAAAACCAAACCAAGAAGAACCCGCCCATGACCCAGTTTCAGCAACTGTATTTACATTATCATCTTGCGCAGCAGGAGAATATAAGACTCCACCGTTATGGCCATACATAGTCGCATATAAATTTATGGGGGAGACTTCTAAGGTCTTTATAATTGCTTGTGATAGAGTTAATTTCTCATAAGAAGGTCTATTAAAATACTGCCTAGCGCCTGCAAAAATCAACCTGTTAGTTGCATCCGCGCCAATAGAAAACTCCACATCGGTTTCATTTCTAATAGTTATTTTTCTAGAGCCTTTAGGAAAAGATACAATGCAACTAACAATCGACCCTCTAACTGTTGTAGACAGGGCGTGTATTCTATCTAGTTGGGGTAAATACAAAGCTTGGCCATCATCAATTTGCACTGTCATCATTGCAGCTTGGTCATCAACAATAAAATTAAGCTCTAACGCGCAACAATCGTCATCAGGGAAAATCTGAACCATCACCCCTCCCGTCATATGCCTATAAGGTAAATTTAACTTATCAGAAATGTCCCGTAGATTACTTTCACTCCCTAAGGTTTGAGTAGCGGAATATTTTATTCTAGGGTCTTCAACATGCATATAAGAAACATCTTTTTCAAGAACTTTACAGCATAAATGCTGCTTTTCTGTAGTAGCTAGATAAGAGCCTGAGCCCGTTAAATCTGTCCCTGAAAAACCTAAAGTTGTATGCGCTGAATTAGCTACATTTACACCTGAAGAAAAAAGTAACTCAAAATTTTCAACCTCTTCATCCTCAATATAAATATTCCAAAGCTGAGAAGTATCGTTATATTTTAAATGATACTCTCCATGTATCGCTTTAGCCGTTTGCATTGCCGACCTTACAGCTTCTTCTATAGGAACTAAATCCGCTGCGTACCTACCGTTAGCAACAGTCGCGGCGTGAGTCGTAGTAACGCCAGCGATAGTTATTTTAAAATCTAGTTTGTTATTAGTAGAGTCAATTAATATAGGGGCAGTACCCCAGTAGTTAATATTAAGATCGCCAGTAGCAGTGCCTACGCTAGTACTCCCAAAGCCAGCTAGAGGTGTAAAGTCTTCGGTAGGCTGCGACTGCCATATTAAGGCGTCTAAACTATGTGATTGTATCGCTGTGTCCGTCTTTCCTGTATAAGAAAATAAATGATGGTTTCCGTAAGGAGTAGATAAAAGACAAATACCGTTAGCAGGAAAGTAAAAATTGTTTTTAACTTTTAACTGAGTTACTGGGGAACTAAATGTCACTGCTTCTTCGGGCTTAGCTTGGGTCATAGCAGGAGATTCTCCATCTAATTTAGTTAACACCCCCGCAGTATCACAAACTATAGCGCCTGTATGCCCGTTCAATTCAGTTTTTCCAAAGCTAAATTCTGAATCAGGGAAAGCAGTGCTAGCGCCTCTTATAGAAGCCTTACCTGCGTTAATATGAATTGATTCATCTATAGTCGGGTTTTCTGATCTAAAGCCTACTTCAATAAAGTCAAACTCTAATACTTTAGATGCCGAGTCGTTGTTGATTATCTGTACCGTGTGGCTTTCACTGTTTAAACCATAGAAAAATTTACTAGATTGATATAATATAGTAGCTGAGTTTATACTATAAGTGTTAGGCGCGGCGTTGCCATTTTCATCAATTAAGCCGAGACTTGACGGGGTTTGGCCGTCTATAAGTACCGTTATATTATCAGCGCTTGCTATAGTGTTGGTCGTGCCTAAGTTAAAAAAGTTAACCCCTTTTTTAATCTTAAACGATATTGAAGAGCCTTTAGCTACTACTAATAATTGACCTAGGTAGGTATTGTTGTCAGCGGAAATTGATAACCCCGCATCGTTACTTTGAATAAACTGAAGAAGCTCATTTTTTAAACTTTTTCCTTCAGGGTCAAAGCCGCTTGGGTTTTTAGAATCAGCATTTAACATATGCTGTAAAGGGTGAAAACGTCTCTTCCAATAAATAGGTTCGTTAGTTTCGCCGCCTAATATAATTTTACCTATCGCGCCCGTATCACTAGCGCCGCCACCGCCACCACCTCCGCCTGCTTCTAGAGCTATAACCCTGTCACTAAGCGCGTCAAAATTAAATTTAACCCCGCCTTTACTTAAAGACGCGTTACCATACATTAGTAGTTGGTTGATCGGTGATTTCGCGTCTACTTGAGCCGGCGCAATCGTTTCAAAATCTGCCATTATATTCCCCTTATAAAATTACTTGGTAGCCTTTAGAACCATCAGCAAAAAAGTTTGTATCGCCGACAGTAAATCCATATATAGCTTTTTGTTCTTCATTCGCTTCATCATAGTCTGCAAAAAATAATACAGCATTGGCAGTTAAAATAGTACTCCAATTGTCTGTCATGGTTATAAAGTTACCTGAAACAGCTTCAACAACATTCGCGGCGTCAGAATAATAAGCCGCGTTTGCGTAGTCCCAAAGCTTTAAAACATACCCGGCTTTGTAACAACTGCCATCAGGAACCTCAAAAGTTTTCTGCGAGGTTATAGTTAAATCTAAAAATGGAGAAGGCGACAACAGCCCACTTCTTATATTTGTGTAAGATGTAAATTTAAACGCAAGCTTTACGACTCCCGTAGAAGTATTTACCGATCTATTGACAAGCTCTAAAATAGAACTCATACCAAGGCTTCCCCCTTCTTGCGGAAGGTGCTTCGCTGACACTCTTATTTTATCGCCTACGTTATGGCTAAAGGTGGTCATAAAAGCATTTAGCTTGACTGTTGCTTGAGGGCTTGCAAACCTTGACAAATACCTTGTAGCTCTGTCAGCCGCTATTGTCGTGCCGTTGTTGGCTTCTTGAACTCCTTTAAATTTTAAGCTAGGCCCTTTTACTTCTCCGAAGACCGCTAGAATATCCGCGTCAGCTTTGAAAGTTTTTGACCTTGTATACTTTCGCAAACCTTCTATCCAGTTCCATTGAACTTTTACAACTGTTTGCAGGCCATTTTTTGTATTAGACCACTTTGCTGAATCTAAGAGAGTTACCGCGTCGTCAATTTCAGGGACAGCTGCGGTTAAATCTGACTGGTCTAATAGGGCCAAACTTATTAAATTATCCATAGAATTTTTTATTATCCTAACGTTATTAGGAACTAGTAATTCTTTTTCTATGAAAGATATCAGCTTAGAAATATCTGAGCCATAAAGAGTAAATACATCAGTTGCAAAAAAAGTATCTCGTATAGCTTCAAAAGCTACGATGTCCACGAGAGTGTTATCAATGCCTGCTCCGTCGTTTAAGACGTCGTAAACTCCGCCGCCTCCTGAAGATATAAGCAATTGGAGAATCAAGTCAATAGGATTACCCTCTATCTTTTCGACAAAATTTACTTGGGCCCCTGCTGTATGTGAATCAGCTACTGACTGCAAAAACCCTCTGGCTGCAATTGTGAAAGTCGTTATACCCGCTAGAAAAGATTTTGAGCTGTAACTTAAATGCTCAGAGTCTATTTTTATAATACCTGAAGCAGGGAAATCGTCGTCAATCGTATCAGCGTCAACACTAAGAACAGAGGAGTTAATAGAAGCGTCTAGCGTTCCTTGTTCTTCAAAAACGGATGTCAAAGTTCTGTCTTCTTGAGACTTGGCTTTAACAGTGTAAAACCCATTACTTTTTGAAATGCCATTTATTATGTATTTGCTTATCTGGATATATTCGGAGAAAGGTATGCTCTCTCCGACCCTTCCAAAGAACACCTCAATAGACGAGCCTATCAAAGCATTTTCATCAGCGCCCATGAAAGCCGAGAAGACAAAATCATCGTCGTCAGTGCCATCTAATATCTTTACAGTAGTTGAATTTATCTGAGTTGTCGCTCTTCTTAAGTCGATTTGGGTAGGGTTAATGCTAGCGCCATTGACTAAAAGCTTGTCAGAATCGATTGTGAGGCCTGAGTCTGGTTGGTATTTTGCAAAATATACGCCATTTATCAGAACCACCAAGTTATTAGTGAACTCAAAGTTCTGGTCTAATGAATTGGTAAGAGTAGTCACTATAGAACCCTTCTCATTTTAAACTTAATTTCGTAAGTAAAATCACCCGCGGAATTCCAACCTGTTCTCTTTGGCCTGAAACTTGTTTGGCCCCTTGACATTTGTACTTGTATAAAACTTACTTCGTCTGAGTCTACAAAGTACTTAAAAGTTTTTCTTTTAGAGCCTGCAAAAGTTAACATGAACGTTTCTAGCTGGTTTTTTATAGATTCTTTTACTTGGCGAAATCTTAAAGTCCGCTCATCTTCGGTGTAGTTATCAGAGGTTTGGTAGTTGCCGTTAGACGACTCAGATACTTGGCCGATAAACTTTATAGTCTTACCTACATAGTCTAAACCTTGAGGAGGATATTGAAATTGGATAGTAACGTCGCCAGCTCCTGCATTATAAACTATTTTAGGTATTGAATTAGCCATTATATCCTCACGTTGTCAAATTCTTGTTGGTTTCTAAGTTCAGTTGCCAAGGCTGACACAAACTCTTCATTCTGTATAAGATCGCCCTCAAGCTGTATTGTGCTTGAACTGCCCCCGCTACTCGCGCCTGAATCGTCATTAGCGAAATCTCCGTTAGCAGGATTTCCAACTGACTGAATAAAGTTAGGGGTTAACGCTTGGGGCACGACTAATTCTCCGGGTTCTAACAGCATGTTAGTTCTGTCCCTTGAGCCTCCACCAGAAGGTGGAACAAAACCACCGGTTGCGGCTGAAGAAATCTTTTGTTGCTGCTCAACTCCGAAGGCAATTATTGCGCCTGCCGCTGCGGCCCCTAATACTGGACCGATCAGAGGTATTCCACTTAACGAAGCATAAGCTGAGATAGCTCCTTCTGCGGTTTTAATTGCCGCTTGAACTCTGGCCGCTGCTTTTCCGATTCCCTTTAAAGTTGAGTTTCTTGAGTTGCTTAATTGGACAAGTTGGTTAGTAGCGTTCTTGACGCCTTGTACTTCTTGAGAAGCAAAAAACTGTTTAAGCGTAGCAATCTGAGTACCAAATTTAATCTCGTCTTGCTTGAATTGATTTCGTTCTTTTATCTGTCTTTGGATTTTAGTTTCTGATGCTTTCTTTTCAGCTTCTTTTTGTGTGTCAATTTGAGAAGATAAAGAGGCACGGTCTTCTTCATTGAACCGAGCTTGCTGTTCTTTTGTAAGAGCTCTTAGCGCTTCATCTAAAGCGGCTTTTTCTTCGGCGCGTCCAAGGGCTCTTTCACTTTTAGTAGCTTCAAACTCGTCAATAGATGCTAGTTCTTCTTCATGTTGTAGTTCTAAATTTTGTAGAGTAAGATCGCGCTCTTCAGCGTTCTTTATTTTCTTAGCTTCTATTCTTCCGTTTTCTATTTCTTGTTTTCTTTCAGCGATCGCTTTGTCTGCTGCTGTTTCTTCTGCGTCGCTTGCTTCTTTAATAGCTTTAAGTTCAGTATTAGTTGTCTTAAGGGTATCGATTCTTTTCTGAGCGTCTTCCTCTTCTTGCTTAGCCTTCCCAGCTGCCTTTTCTTTGTCCTTGGCTAGTTGCTCTTCGTCTAACGCGTCTTTAATAGCCCTGGCTTCAGCTTCAGCTTTAGTTTTAGCTGCGATCGCTTTATCTTCTTCAACGTTCGCTTGTTCAGCGGCGTTAATTTGTGGGCCAGTTATCGCTTTATCAATACCTTGTAACGGGTCAAAATTACTATTGTCGGCTTTAGGCCTTACTAGCAGCTCTCCAGTACCAAAGTCTTCAGAAGCTCTGATCTTGGCTTCTCTTAACTTTTCAAGCTCTTCACGCTGGTCTTTTAAACTTCTAAGGTTAACAAACTCACTACCGCGTAGGCTTCCTTTTCTGGCTTCAAGACCGTCAATTTCTTCGTTTATTTTCTTAAGCTCGTTAGTAATGCCTGTTAAAGTTTTAGGAGGGTCTCTATCACTTAAAGCCGACTTGAGCGCGACAAACCCAACTGCTAGCGCAGCAACACCTGCAACAGCTAATCCAATAGGCCCAGTGACCGCAATCCAAAAGGCCGACGCTGTAACAGCTGCGGGAAGGAAGAAAGCGCCTAGAACTGATATAGCTGCAGACAGAGATAAAACTCCGGTTAGAAAACCGGCTACTGTAGCCACTAGGCCGGATATTATGGCGCCCCATTTTAAGAACGATGCTACGCTCGAAACTATTTCATCGTCAAGATTAGTTAAAGAAATTAAAAAAGTATTAAGACCGTCTAAAAGTTCTGTTATAGTAGGGGCTAATTTTGCGCCTATAGAAGCTTTTAAGTTGTCAAAGTTATTTGATACCCGCTGAGCAGTTGAAGACAGGGTTGCAAAAGCTGCGGCTGCTTCTTTAGTAAGAGCTGTAGGGTTTGCAAGTTCTTTAGCTGTAGTATTAAAAGCTTTATTAAGTAGCTCAGTATTTTGAGCAAGTGCGGGCAGCACCTTATTAATCTCATCGCCCTTTAAGCCAAAACGTTCAAGCTCTTTAAAGAGCGCAGTAGTACCGCCTTCTAAGTTACCAACCCCGGATAAGAACGACCTAAAAACTCCAGCTGCGTCTTCTTGGAACGTTTGCTTTAATTGGTCTCCCGCAATGCCTGTTAGTTCTGACAGCCTTTCAAGTGAAGGCCCTCCATCATCAATTGCTTTTTGAATCTTTAAAAAAGACCTGCCAATTACAGAGCCACCTAGTTGTGCTTCTTGCCCAAGTTCTTTTAAGACCGTACCAAAGGCGGCTGCATCTCCAGAACTGATTCCGAAAACAGTTGTGGCTTTACTAACTGATAAAGCCATCTTTAGAATTTCTGATTCTGAAGCTTTACTTGAGTTTCCTAACGCAACTAGAACAGAGCCCAGCTTGTCGATACTTCCGACACTTTCTTTTGTTAAACCTAGAAGTCTTGCAAGAGATGTCGCTGCTTGTTCACCCGTCAAATCTGTAGCAACTCCAAGTTTTGCAATCGTCTCAGTAAACTTTAAAAGGTTTTCTTCGCCTTCAATTCCTAATTGGCCTGCGGCTTGTGCTATGCCTAGAAGTTCGTTTGTTGAGATTGGTATAGCGGAGGAAAGCTTTTTAAACTCTTGCCCAAACTTTTGAAGACGCTTGCCTTCTATATTTGTAGTCTTCCCTACGCCCACTAAAGCTTTTTCGTAATCAGCAAAAGATTTAGTCACTAGAGCTATAACCCCGGCAAAACCTGCGAAAGCTGTAGCGGAGACTTTAGCAGTCTTAGCTAACGCTTTTTGTAAAGTCGCTGTTTTCTGTTTAACCTTATCTATTTCGTCAAGGAAACTTTTTGCCGAGCCGTTTATCCGAATTATTAAAGTATTATCACTTGCCATTTTTCAACCTTTCTTGGTATTTTTTCTGAAGTAGTTTAACAGCTTCAGCGGCTTGAGCTTCTTGCTCTTCTTCTTGCTCTTCTGAAATGTCTGCGAAGTCCATACGCGGTTTTAATGATCGTCCTTGTAAAGCGGCTTGAACTTCAAGTTCTTCGTAAGACTTATCACCTATAACATTTAAAAGGATATGAAGTTGGTTAAGGGTTAAGTCATAAAACTCTTTTAACGTGTAACCATATCTTTTAGATATAGAATCAAAGTAACTTGCATAACATGGGGCCGCGTCTACTATCCCCGTGTTCTTAATCTCTTGGATTGCTTTATAGCGTTTCTTATTTTTAATAACTGGCTGGGCTTTGCTGACAGCTTCATTTAAACAGCTGCTAAGGTTCTTGCCTAGCTCTTCAGCGGACTCACAATGTTTTAGGATATACTTTTGGAATACCTCTAAATCATTTTCAAACCTATTTTTGTCAATTACTAAGTCCCAGATAATTGAAAAGATCAAAGCGCCTTCATCAGCTAAAGCATTAAACATTTTAGCTAAAGAACCATAACGACTTATGAATAAAACCTCTTTTTCTAAAGTGACCAAGGAAAGCAAAATTTCTCTTGACCTTATCTTAAGAACAGGGCCTAAAGGATTTAATTCGGTTATGGTGGTGCTCATCTCTTTATTATATATTTTTCTATCATTTTTGACACCTTTATTTAGCGGTAACACGGTGCGGTAACAAAAGAAGGCCACGTTGTGGTATGATATTCCTATGAGACTTAAAAAACAGAAAAAGATTAGAAATTTTTATGTAAAGGCTAGGTGTTCTGAAACAGTCAAGAACGCCCTTCAATGCAAAGCTAATATTTATACTGATGGAAATCTGTCTGAGTATTTGATCTATGCGGGGTTGAACTTTATCCCCGGCAAAGAAGACTTTGAGGAAAAGAAAAAGGGCAGGAAATAAATCCCACCCCCTTAACTGAAAAGCAATTCCGGCTCATCCGTGATTCGGAATTAGACTCCTCTTTTCGCTCTAATAACTGCTACTTTATCTTCTACAGAATCTTGAACAAGCTTCATAGCTAGCTCAGGAATTGCAAAAGTTTGTTCCTCGAAAGGAATCGGCATGCCACTACCAACAACACGGAAAAGTTCCATCTCGAAAGTGTCCCCATTCGCGCGTTTTTGCCCAAGACAAAGTTGCTTATGCTCTGGGAAAATTGTTGAGGCTGAACCGATAGAAATTTCAGAAAGACCAGCATGCGCAGACCTTACAGAAAATCTTGCGGTATCACCGACAGCCATACCAATAGCTCCAGAACCACCAAGCATCTCAACACCAAGGCCTAAAATCTCAGTAGCTGCTCCGCCAGTTGTAATTGTAAGAGGAGCCGCGTTGACCTTAAGCGCTTCGTCGATAAAACTTAAGCTGTTGACTGCGCCAAGTTTCTTAAATTCTAGATCAGATAAGCCGTAAACATCTACAGTTGTAGGCGATACCGCTTTGATGATATAAATACCATCTTTAAGATCGACAGTTGAACCTGCCTTAGCTTGAACAGACGCAATACCAGCTGCCGCTTGAAGGACGCTTGTATTTGAAACGTTAGCAAAATCTCCTACAGTTCCAGCTGCAGAAGCAACAGTCGAAGCTACTGAAGCGCCTAAAAATAATTCAAACATAAAGTCAGGCATACTTTTTACGGTAGCAGTCCATTCACTAGAAATGGTTTTAGCTTCAACGGCCCATGCAAATTTATTTGAACCTCCGAAGAGCTCTTCAAATTCACTTGATAGGGTCATTGTCCCGCCACCAAGCACTTTAAGAATTCCGTACGGAAGACCATCGCTAATTCTGAAAGGACAGATAGAATGAATTCCGTAGTTAATTCGATTGTAACCAAAAGACATAAATACTCCTATTTAATAACTTTTTCAGTTTTAAGGTTTGGCAAAAATCTCGAGTCTACTTCAATTGACTTTCCCTTCTTAAGATCATAATGAAATTCATTGCAATGAATCACAAAATCACGTAGAGGAGTAATCTCTTTTAGGCCACTCTTAGTTTTTACCGGTAATTTTTTTTCTTCTTCCTTCATACTCGTCTCCTTAATAGGCTGTTACCGAGGCTTTGATAGTTATGCCTATCGAAAGAATTGCTTTTTGTTTGTCATAAGGGAACGCTGTTGGCCTGAGGCTTCCAACTAGTGGTGTAGCATAACCCCGAAATACTTCAGGATTTTTCATGATAACCGCTTTTAACGCCCTTCTATAACGAAGCAATTGGTAAAATTTATTTGTTAAGTTCTTACTTCCATTATCTATTGTGCTTACTTCAAATGATATAGTTAAGTCTTCAATATAATTACCTTGCTGTTGCTCTTTGATAGGTGTATCAGCAATCCCATACATCACAAAGAAACCTCTATAATTTAATAAAGATTTATTCATTGTTTCAAAGTTATACTTATCTGTTGGGATGTTCGGGATGAAAAGCGCATCGCCTGAGACACTTCCCTTTTCAGCGTTAACAAGGTCAATCTCAGAGTTAAGTTTATCCTTAAACAAAGTTTCAATATCTGAAATCATAAACTCTTCATCGTATAACATTATAGAACCCTTCCAGTTACTAATTGTTTAATATGGTCTTGCACTATTGACTTCCACCTTTCTCTACGGCCGTTTATTCCTGAGCCTTTAGACTTATCCCCAGCTCCACCATCTATAAAGATAAACTTTCTTTCAGGCATAGTTTCTCTACCTTTGTCTGACTGGTGAAAGGGGCCGTAAGGTACGGAGGAGCCGATGCTTAACTCTTGCCTTCCTAGAAAAAAGATTGAGTATTTATGGTCCTTAGAAAGCGTGGAGTCTCTAAGGTCTCCGGTCTCCCCAAGCAATATAGGGTTCCAAGCATGCCCAGTCCTTCTTTCTTTTTCGTCTTCCGCATTTCGTCTACGGCTTAAGCCGTTAGCCTCTACAAGAGAAAAATTAAACCCGCCTAAAGGGTTATAAAGCCCAGCACCTTGAAGTTTAAAAAGTTGTTTCTGCGATCTATAGAAATCAGAAGCTATTAACCTATACGGTATACGAAAATCAGAGGTAAGTTTGCCTAACCTATCAAGCGACTTTTGGAACTTTACTTGGTTCTCAATTGTCCATGAAAATGCGTTAGATTCTACTACCAATTATTCTCCCCTTTCTTAAAAATAACTCCTGATGTTTTAGAAATTGTCATTCGATTTTTTTGAGTAGCGGTCCCAGTATAAATCGCGTCAGGAAGTTTTAAAGTCGGCTCGCATTGCTTACACGTTTTAGGGTTAATAGGCGGGATGATTTCATTTAAAAGCGCCATAGCTTTTTTATCCCACATAGGTTTCTTATCAGCTTCAGCATAGTCATTTAAAATGTCGTCAATAATTCCTGCGACTTTAAACATCTGAAGCTGCTTAAGAATTGCGAAAGATTCAGGGTTTGTAAGAAGAGTTATAGGCATGGAATAAAGAGTTCCCACTTTGGCGTTTATAACAGAAGTTGTATTCGTTAAGAATAGATCAATCTCTGTGTCGACGACTGCCGCCTCGCTGTTGTCGGCGAAATCCCTGAACATCGTTTTTACTTCGTCTTTTGTTGCGTAGCTCATACTTGTTTCTCCAGCTCTTGAAGCCTATGGAAAATTTCTTTTTGATTTCCTTCCAAGTCGTCAAGTCTCTTTTCCTT